GGAAGCGGCTGAGTGAAACCGTCGCCATATCTTCCATGACGTGGCGTAAATTCGAGGTTTTGACGACATGCGAACCGACACCCACGACGGCACCGCCGACGAATCCCGACGTTCCATTGTCCCTGAAGTCCCTCTCGACGGGCGAGGGAAGCCAGATGGTGAGCCGCGGGAGCGAGCTCTAACCCTGGTCGAGAAGCTGTATCAGGCTGGCATCCTTTCCTACGACGAGTGGGTAGCCGGCGGCCAGCTCAGGACCATGTTCTTTTTGGTCGAGGCGCCATCCGAAGGCGTCTCGAGCTACGGCCAGTCGACCGGCCGGGCCGATCCAACCCGGAAGGGCGACCGCAAGGCGAAGCGCCTCACCGGCATCGAGGTGGCAATCAACGGCGACATTTCCCGCGGCCAGTCCAGGAACAACCGTGCTGACGTCTGGCGCTACCGCGACGCCATGTTCGCCATGTGCGGCGTGGCGAACGAGGACGGCGACAAAGTCTTGGACGCCCAGGCCGCCAAGATCATGCTCCGGAGCGTCGTAGACAGCGAGTACATGCCCACCCAGACCGAGATCGGTAGGGCTCGAGCCACCTACATCAAGGACGACGGCAACAAGCCGAGCAAGCAGGTGACGGCCATAGGGGCGTTCTTCGTGAAGGAGCACCTTCGGAGGCTGGCCATGCACATGGGGATGATCAAGGGCGAGGCGGTGAAGTGAACCACGGTTACGTGGCATCACACACCTATTGACACACCTATGGTGTGTGTGTAGATAGCGACCGTCAACCCCTGAGACGCCAGATGGCGCAAGGAGACCCAATGACAGATCAAGTCGACGTTGCCCTCAATTGGAGCAAGCCGGCCGCACGCATGACCGTTCAGGGCGAGCGGCTGGTTTCTACGGCCTCCCCCAACCCAGCCTTCTGGGCGCTGTGGAGAGAGCAGAAGGAGGTGCTGCGCGCCGCCGGCTACAGCGTCAAGAAGGACGGCGAGCGCTGGACCGTCGTGCGCTACCAGCCTCTCAACGCCGAAATGCTGGCGGAGAAGGCCGTGGTGCGAGAGGCCAGCCGCGCCACCGACGCCGCGATCGACATCCCGGCCCCCGAGGGGCTCGCCTATTTGCCTTACCAGCGCGCCGGCATCGCCTGGGCAGCCAGCCGCCCGGCCAGCTTGATCGCGGACGAGATGGGCCTTGGTAAAACCATCCAGGCCGTTGGTGTTATCAATGCGTCGCCCGATGCCAAGCGGATCCTCGTGATCTGCCCGGCCTCCCTGCGCCTCAACTGGGCCCGCGAGCTGAGCAAGTGGCTGGTGACGCCACGCGCGATCTGCGTGATCGAGAGCGGCAAGACAAAGTGGCCGGCTAGCCCCGAGATCGTGATCGTGAACTACGATTTGCTGAAGAAATTCAGGAAGGAGCTGCGGCTCGCGCAGTGGTGCATAGTGATCGCGGACGAGTGCCACGCCATCAAGAACAGCAAGGCGCAGCGCACCAAGGAGATCGTGGGCTATCGGCCCAAGGACAAGGACAAGGAAGGCTGGAGCGCGATCCCGGCCGCGCGCAGGATCTTCTTGACCGGCACGCCCATCGTCAATCGCCCGGTCGAGCTTTGGCCCATCATCAATTTCCTGGACCCAGGTAGCTGGCGGAACTTCTTCAGCTACGCGAAGCAGTATTGCGGCGCGGTGCACAATGGTTTCGGCTGGGATTTCGGCGGCGCCAGCAACTTGCAGGAGCTGCAGGACCGGTTAAGGGAAACCGTCATGGTGCGCCGGCTCAAGGCCGACGTGCTCACCGAGTTGCCGCCGAAGCGCCGCCAAGTGTTGCCGGTGCCGGCTAACGGTGCCGAAGCTTGCATCGCAGCCGAGCGCGCCGCTGAGGCCCGCCACGAGCAGGCCCTGATCGCCGCCCAAGTCGCTGCCCAGCTCGCCAAGGCGGCCGAGAGCGACGCCGACTACGATGCGGCGGTCGCCAAGCTGCGCGATCTCTCCAATGCCGCCTTCGCCGAGATCTCCCAAATGCGCCACGACACCGCGCTGGCCAAGGCGCCCTACGTGGTCGAGCATGTGCTCGCCGCCAGCGGCAAGGTGGTCGTGTTTGCGCACCACAGGGACGTGATCCAGGCGCTCCGTGATGGCCTCGAGGCCGAGCATCCCCGCTCCGTCGTCACCCTGACCGGCGAGGACAGCATGCAATCGCGCCAGGACGCGGTCGACCGCTTCCAGAGCGACGAGGAGTGCCGCTACTTCATTGGCTCCATCAGGGCCGCGGGCGTTGGTTTGACCCTGACCGCCTCTTCCCACGTTGTGTTCGGTGAACTCGACTGGACCCCCGGCGCCATGTCCCAGGCCGAGGACCGCTGCCACCGCATCGGGCAGACCAACAGCGTTCTCATTCAGCACATCGTCCTCGACGGCAGCATCGACGCGCGGCTCGCCAACACGCTGGTGTCCAAGCAGACAGTTATCGACTGCGCACTCGACAAGCCGTCGACCGAGCCCGAGGTCGAGTACGACGACAGCGAGGAAGGCCGGGTACTCCGCCAGCGCCAGCGCGACGCCCAGGACAACCTGGACCTCGACGTAATGATGGAGGCCGCCGCAGAGCGCGACGCAGCCCGGCGCAAGGCCGACGCTGAGCAGCGCTCGACCAGCACCAAGCCGATCAAGGCCACGCGGCCCGAGATCGCCGAGATCGCCGAGAAGCTGACGGACGCCCAGATCGCCGCCATCCACATGGGGCTGCGCGTGCTCAATTCCGTCAACGCCGACGGCGCCCGCATTCTCAACGGCGTCGGCTTCAACCGTATCGACTCTGGCATCGGCGCCGACCTTGCCGAGAGGGCAACCCTGACCAAGCGGCAGGCCGCCTTGGGCGCCAAGATCCTGCGCAAGTACAAGCGTCAGCTAGGTTCTGATCTCTATGCCGCGATCTACTCAGAGGTGAAGGATGGCTAACCGCAAGAACATCTACTTCCCCGACCACATCCTGGAGAAGCTGAGAGGCGACGACATGAGCCTCTCAGGCCGGGTGACGGAGATCGTCGACCGCTACTTTGAGATGCTGCGGCGCATCCGCATCGAGAAGGAGTTTACGACTGCCGAAATGAACCTCATGAAGGACGCCTGCAGATCCTGGCTCCCGGAGCCCGCCGCCACCGTGTTCGGCGGCGTGGCCCTCGAGGTCGAGGACAGCCTGCCGTACGGTCTCGACAAGAAGTGGAAGGTGAATGCCAAGGAGCTGCTGGCCAAGCTCGAGGAATTGACCCCTGGCGAGGAGATCGCGCTTGTGGAGGCGGTGACGGGGCGATAAGAATCCTGCGTCAGAATGTCGCAACGATTGGGTATTGACTTGGAGGGGCACCTGTGGCAGTCCTGTTTTATTAGGATCCCGAATCGCGTCTGTAGAGGCTCGCCAACGGCGGGCCTTTTGCATTTCCGGCCGCCCCCTGCCGCCACCACCGCCATCCCATTCGGTCATGCTAGCCCTCCGGTTTGACCGTCCGAAGCCCGTAACTGGGCGTTTCCTCCCTCAGACTTGGGCCGGCTCGTGATCCCAATGACCCTCACGAGCTGGCCCCTTTTGTCCCTTTGCCAGTGCCACGAGTTTTCCGTCTCGCCAACACCAACGACGCCACACGCATCTCAGCAAGGGCGCATCACGGTCGGCGGCGCAGACGGAATCCTAACGAGCCACGCCATGGACAAGCCAGTCGCACTCACTGACAGGGAACTCGCTCACTGCCGTGAGCGGCTGAAGAACCATTGGCCGTGGACCCCGCACACCCACGCGACCATTGCCTCCCTCGTCGCCATGGCGGAGGAGCGCAATGCCCTGATCAGGGAGAAGGATGACGAGCGGGCGAAGCAGGCGATCCTGGGAGCCATGATGTGACCCGTCTTGCCATCATCGCGACCTTCGTAGTGCTGGCAGCATGGATGACGCTGGCCCACCGCGCCAAGGCGCACTCTTGGTACGATCCGGAATGCTGCTCGGGGATGGACTGCGCAGCCGTCGACAAGGTCGAGGTGATGCCCACCTCGTCGATTGCCAGCATGTTGGCGCCGCCGGCGCAGGCCTCGCCACCGTCCATCATGTTTGTGACGACCAAGCACGGGACGGCTCAGGTCCCCCACAACATGCAGTTCCGCGCCTCCAAGGACGGGCAAATGCACGCCTGCATCATCCACGGCAGGCTGATCTGTCTTTACATGCCTCCAGCGATGTAGCCCATGGCCAAAGCCATCACCGTCCGACAACTTCGCGCCGAGTGCAAAGCCAGAAGGCTCAAGGGCTATTCAAAGCTGCGGCGGAAGGAGCTGCTCGAGCTGCTGGCTCGGTTAGCGCCCGACTTCCACCCTAACTGACGGCCGGACCGACACAGTACAAACACGTCCGGCCGTTGATCAGCAAGGGGGCTCCACTGGGGGACAGTGGGTTCGCTGATGTTCTCTCTCTACCCCACAACTGCGGCACAACAATGACAATCGACCGCCGCGCCCAGAAGCGCATCCAGAACCGCCTCGCCAAGCACGGGATCACCTGGCTCCGCTGGGAACAGAACGACCCGCAACTCATCACCATGCGCGCCATCGTCGAGACCAAGTGTCCGCAGCGCTTCGCCAGGGCATGCGTCTACCCCCGCAACTGGCTCAAGAACGCCGGACCGCGAGTGATCGCCGACAGCATCCTCTCCGAGTTCGCACGGCACAACGTAAGAACAATGTAAGAGCAATGTCCACGGGGCGACCCACTAGCTACGACACTGAGACAGCGGAAAAGATCTGCACTTGGCTGTCCGAAGGTAAATCGCTGCGCGCGTTCTGCGGCCTGAAAGGCAACCCAAGTCAGTCGATGGTCTATCGCTGGTTGGCGGAACACGAAGACTTCCGGGAGAAATACGCGCGCGCGCGCGAGGAGCAGGCCGAAACCTTCGCCGATGCTGTGGTTCACATCGCGGATACTGAGAGCGACGCCGGCATAGCACGCGTTCGCATTGACGCCAGGAAATGGGCGGCTGGAAAGCTTGCGCCCAAGAAGTACGGCGACAAGAACACCACCGAGCTCACTGGCGCAGACGGCGCCCCTCTGATGGCTGAGCCATCTAACCGGGACATTGCCCGGGCGATCGCAGACATCCTCCGCACGGCGAAGGTCGAAGATGCTGACTGACATGCCCTGGTGGGGAGCCGCCCTGATCGTGTGGGCCGTCCTTGCCGTCATCTTCCTGTCCGCGTGGATGCGCGGCGCAGCCAACTCGGAACGCTTCAAGAATGCCTCTCGATCCCATCAAGGGTGAGACCTTCGACGGCCTGAACGCGGGCCCGCACGTCATCATCCCTCCGCGCTTGTTGGCGAACCTGTCGAACCTGCAGACTGAGTACACCCTCAAGAGCAGGTTCATTGCCAAGTCGGCAAAGAAGCGGACCCGCGCCGTCTTCGATGATGCGGTCGCCAATGCGATCGAGGCATTCACCGAGAAGGGTGCCCTTCGTCCCATCCTGTTCGATGCAGACGACGTCGTTGTCCAAGTCTATCCCAGCGATTTCAAGGTTGCGGTCATCTTCCAGCGCTCGATCGCTGGGACCGTCCACTACTCCACCAGCTTCTACGATCTGCCGCCGCCGGCCCTGAGCGCATTGCTCGATGCGGCCGGCAAGCGTGCACCAGCGACGCACTGAGGTCTCACATCATGACGATGCAACGGTTTGTCTTCAGCGTGTCCACCGACACGGGCACCAGCGCTCTCCAGAGCGGCGACACCGGCAAGTCTGTTTTCGGCCAGGTTGTGCAGTTGCGCTGGAACCCGACATCGGTGGATACAGGTGGCGATTTGTACGTCGCGCTACTGCCCAAGGAAGGGGACACCGGGGACGGCTTCACCATCTACTCCAAGAACGACTGCCTCGGCACCAACTTCACGCGCTTCCTTGGCTTCCCTTCGAGCCATATCGACGGCTTCGACACCGGGCGCGGTGGCGCAGCCCATCCATACGCCGCCGGTGAGCGCCTCCGTATCAAGATCCTGCCCGGACAGAGCGAGTGCCGTGGCCGGCTCTACATCTACGTCAAGGGCTGACCCGGTTGAGCGTTCTCATCGAGTCGGGTCTGACGCGCTCGATCCTGCTTCGCCCGGCAGGTCGGCGTGCCGGGCGAAGCA